AGGTAACGCTAAGAAACTTTTTAGTTTTTCCAGCTACTCTATATGTTTCTATTGGAACTGGTTTGCATATCATATGGCGTTCGCTCATAAACGTAATGCCACCAGTAACTCCTGGGTCAATACCGCAAATTATCATCATAAGCCTCTAGTTTAATGTTGCATCCAAGGGCTTCAGCCCAGCAATGTGCATTGAACAATGTTGGCTTCCTGTTTCCGCTTTCCCACTTTGCCACCAGACCTGTGGCAACGCCGATGCGTTCATCAACTTGGACTTGAGTTATTCCAAGTTCGTTTCTTCTTTTTGCAAATTGAGTAATCAATTGCTCTGTGAACGTATCATCAAATGACATGAGCTATTATAAATATCTTCACATCGTTCATGTCAACTGCTAATGTGAATAGGAAAGGAGGTGATTAGATGACCTCAGTTCCATTTGAGATGCCAGCAAAGGACATCTCTATACACGCAGATGGCATTTCTGCCTCTGACTGGATTCTCGTTGATCCAGAAGCCAAACCAAAAGATGGTGATAAGGTACTGATAAAAGATACCAATCGCTTTCTGTTGCTGACTTATTTCTGTCCGTACTACCTATCAGGTAAAGAAGCTTTGTTCGACTTAGCCATGTACGACATGTTGGGAACAGTAATCAAAAAAGATAATAAACCAATGTTAGGAGAACAATATTATGCCGAGGTTGACAGCACAGCACTTTAGATGGTTAGCCACAGAAGTCGCTGAAGACATAGACCCACGGAAGCTAGACAGCTATATCCGTAAGGTAAAAACATTTTCCCAAAACAACAAGTTCAAGCAAGATCTGTTCAAAGATCGATGCGCTGAAACTCTCAAAGCCAAAGAGTATGATGAGGGTTTAGATCCTGAACTTTACAATGGGAGATACTGATGCTTACAGAAGCTCAACTCAAAGAACGTGCTACATACATAGGTTCATCTGATGCCAAGAAAATCGTAGAAGCTAACTACGATGCTTGGGAAGAACTTGCGCTTCAAAAGCGTGGCGAAAAAGTATGGAAGCCTAACAAGCAAACCCAACTTATGATGGACACAGGCTCATACCTTGAGCCTTACATCATTGACAAGTGGGCTGAACAAGAGAAAAGGCAGGTGAATTTTCGTGGCGGCGGCAAGACTATTCTTATTGACGGCGTTCCTATGCACTCTACCTTTGATGGGCGTGTTGTTGGCGATAACGCTCCACTGGAGATCAAAGCACACTTCGGCTTCAAAGACATGGACGAGCTTGCTGACTTCTACGCTCCTCAGTGCCAGCATCACATGCTCGTTGCTGGCGTTGATCGGTGCTATCTCGTAGCCCTGTTCGGTGTTCGTTGCCGTATAGAATGGCGTATGCTCAACAAGGATGAGAACTGGTGTATGGACTACCTAGCCAATTGCAAATCATTCTGGGCTTACTATCAGGGTCACACACCACATGATCCAATCCCACTGCCACCAGTAGATCATTCAGATATGTTCGTTATGAATGTCAAGGATCTAGATGGCTGGTGTGATGAGGACAATCATATGTTTGGTTTTCAAGCTCAACACATCATCGACAGCAAGGAAGCGGTAAAAGTTGCAGATGAAGCCAAAGATATGTTCAAGAAGCTTATGCCTAACAACTGCCGCAGATTAGATTACGATCTGGATGGCAACCTTAAAGGCCATAAGATCCGTATCACACGTTCTCGTGCTGGTACGCTTACATGTTCACATATATCCCCGAAGGAGGGCAAGGATGACTGAATCAGTATGGCACAACCTATCACGCTTTGATGTATCCAAAGAGGTAGAACAGAAAGGTCGTTTCGACTATCTGTCTTGGGCATGGGCTTGGGCTTATGTCAAAGAGAAGTATCCATCTGCTACCTTTGAGAAGCACATCTTCCATGACAATCAAAACAATCCATTGCCATTTATGCGTGACACAAAGGGTCATACATATGTAGCAGTGACTGTTACCATCGAAGGTATATCTCACACAGAGATTCATTACTGTATGGATATGAAAAACCAGTCCATTGCTTTCCCAGATGGCGGTCAGGTCAACAAAGCTTTACAGCGTTGTCTTGTCAAAGCCATTGCATTCCACGGTCTTGGCCTCAACGTCTATGCTGGTGAGGATCTGCCTATGGATCTTGAAGAGGATGATACAGATGCTATTATCGTTGCATTTAAATCAGCTACCACGATTGACGCTATCGATGCCGCTTGGCGTGACAACACAACAGCTATTAACAAGCTATCAAAATCTGCGAAAGCATCAGTTACAGATGAGTTCAAGAAAGCAAAGAACAAGCTCAAAGCCGCTTGATCATCATGCCTTATGCCAGTCCTGTGGCAGATACATCAATTGCAGAGTCGAGGGTTTCTTAACCTTCGCCTCTGGCAATACTCAGTGTGTCTCTTGCTATGAGGCAAGGGCTGAGATTAAACTCAAGCCTAACCATAAACTAGTAGAAAGAAAAAAGGTAAGGCTTAAGAATGAACGCTCTAGCAGATAAAGACTTACAAAGACTACTTGCGGCTTCAGCTATCATAGCCGCACCGGAGTCTTTGGCTGTAGACAATTGCCTATAGATTACTGGCACTAGCAAAGACAAAGGCCAGTACAGGCAGTTGTTTATATGCATTGAGTTGCTTGAAGATAGTGAGATCAAAATCACAACCACTCTCGCAACAGATGAAATAGGCAAATCAACTTACATGATATGGGGTCACTGCCAATGGCTAACCACAGGTGAGCTTGCTGGCATATGCCACATTATGATCGAGTCCTTACATTCTGGTGACGGTGAGGACGTTAAAGTTATGAATTGACCCACTGACAATGGTGGGGAGGAGTGTAAAATGAAATCTTTCCTTATTGATCCGTTCAATCAAAAAATCGAAGTCGCTATTTACTCAGGTAACTATAAAGACATCAGCAAAATTATTGAAGCTGATAGAGGCCTCTTTGATGTAGTACGCCTATATGCAAATCAAGACGCTGCATTTGTTGATGATGAAGGTTTATACGTTGAAGACCAGAAGTTCTGGATTCACAAAAACTATCCAACACCTTTGGCTGGTAAAGCTCTTGTGTTAGGTACTGATGATGAGGGTGATTCCATCTCTCCGGCAACACCAATTGAGCAACTAAAAGATGACATCAAATTTATTGGTGACAGATTTGAACTTGCTTTGCTTCACAAGTTTCATGGTGATATTGACGACTACAGACCATACTTCTTTGAATCAGAAAAGGGAGCCGCATAAGCGACCCCCTCTTCCTTCCCCACCACTGCCGAGTCGGGTCAGTGATTCACAAACCCTATAAAAAAAGAGACCCTTCGTCAAGAAGGATCTCTAGTCTAGGGAGAACACATGCCGTGTTGTGAATAATGGTAACAAATAAATGAGGAGGTAATATTCACATTATGTTTGAAGATGATCCATCAGCAGAATCATATGATGCTTACGGTAAGTTTTACCCAACAGCAACGCATGTATTTAGTTGCATAGACGATCAGTTTGAAAGTGATGCCGCCAAAAAAGAAAAGGTGAACAAACGCAGTGCCGCTAAAAATGCAGAGCGTCAACGAGCAAGAAGATTACGACTTAAACTTCTTCATGCCTCTAAGCCCGAATGAAGCCGCTATGCTGGCATAAACAGCGTACTGGAACCAATCCGGCGTACCAGACAACACAGCGAATCCTCGGTCAACGTAGGGCTGTAGAGGCGGTATAAAACACATAGCTATAATAACAATAAACAATATAGTCCAAGCCTCGTCCTTCCAGCTATTATCTGAGGCTTGGGCCATAACCTTTTCCCAACCAGCCTCATGTGTAGCCGCAACTTCCATAACCTTTGCTTCTGCCTTTGCTTTGGCTACCTTGGCTTCACTTGTTGCTTTCTTCTCTTCAGCTTTGCCCTTTAACCAAGAACCTGCCAAATCAGCTACTGCTGGAATAAGTAAATTAATCATGTGACTTATGCTCGCTGTTTACCCAAATACCAAAAGATCCTGTCATAGCCCCCATGACTACAGAAACAAAAGCTGACTGACTAGCAGTGGGCGCATCCATTGCCATAAACCATTCAGCGCAACGCCAGCTCATAACAGTCATTATAATCATCATTGCTCTTGGTAGTAATTTAAGCTTTAATATTCGTTCTTCGATTCTATCAACCATTGGGGCCTCACATGGATTTAATCAGGGACATTGTTCTAGCTCAAGCCAAAGATGCTGTAAAAGAAAGAGGCGAATCTTACGGAAAACCCTCTGACAATATGATGAACTGTGCGGATCTTGTCCAAGCTCATCTAGGTGTACCTATCAGCCCTTTTGACATTGGCGTTATAAACATCCTCCAAAAGATATCACGATTACAAAACGATCCTTTTCACATGGACTCTTGGGTTGATATTGCTGGTTATGCCGCCATTACTTGCGAAGCCCTCTACGATATTTTAGATACTCAGCACCTTCAAGAGGATCAGCAAAACATTGTACCCATGAGACCTCGGAAGGATTTGTCGGATCTATTACCTGAAGAATAGACTGACCATATGCCTGTTGCTCAAACCCTTTAACAAATGCATATGAGTCGTGATACTTGTAGCCTCTAGCTCTTGCTAACCAAGCTGTAGTTCCTTCTTCCACAAGCTCCATCTGTGCCAATGCCCAGTTATGCTTGTGTCCAGATATAAACAGATTAGCGTTAGATTTGAACTTAGCCATCTTAGTCTGAGCATGTAATGCGTTCCACTGGCTATGCCCCGGCATATCGTGTGCGGCATATATGCGGCAACTACGTTTGTTAGGAAAGTCTAATGATATCCTTGCTTCCCAATTTTCAAATATAGTGTGAGGTTCAGCCATCCACTTTAGAGGATCGCTTGCACCAGACCACATATCATGGTTGCCCCCAATAAGAATCATAGGATTCATTTCTTGAATCAACCACTCTACAAGCTTCCACGCTGTTTTGTGTGATGTGTCTTGCTCACCATACAGACGACCAAGGCGACCAACCCAGTTGTTTTGATAATCGCCTAAGTTGCATCCATAGATGCCTTCGTATGTATTGATAATTTCTAGATGATCCCTAAGGTTATCCCAATCACAGTAGTTATCATCAATGTGAGGATCACCCATCCACAGCAAGCCAATAGGCTCGTCAGTGTCCATCTTTATTGACTGCCACTTTTTTGATTCACGATGTATCTTGCGTTGCTTGAATCTGCTGTGAAGATGTTTAACTATCTCTGTAGTTGGAATGTCATCTTCAACTTTAGGTGGAACAGTATACCCAGCACTGCCAATATCAGGATCGTCTATAATTCCAACATCTCTACCTAGTTGCAATCGCCTTTGTATCGTGCTTCTAGATATACCAGTCTCTCTAGAAGCATTTCTAATACTGCCGTGTTCCTTAACTAGCTCATAAGTGTCTAGCACTTTCTGATACTTAGGTTCCACTTGTAATTCCCCATACTATAAATATCAAAATACCAATGGTAGCTAGTATAAGAACAGAAACAGCAATGATTTCAAGAACTTTCTGCCTTTGCTCTTGTTGCTTATAAATCATCTCTTGTCGTTCACGGCGGATTTTACCTTCAAGCTGTATCAAATCTGCCCAAGCTTGAGGCCCAAATGTCATTTGTAAGTACTGTTTAAGTTCGTTTCTTTGTTGCTCAAGTTTCTTTTTAGCCGAATAGATCTGCAATGCCTCGGCTTGAACAGACTCAGCACTTTGTAACTTCTTAAATATAGATGGGTTCTTGGCTTGCTTCTCAGCCTGATCAATGTCACTAGCGGCTTTCATCCACCTTGAGACATCATTTATACAGGATTCTACGTCCCTGCCTGCGGCAACCATTTGCTTTATGGTGTTAAACGCCGCTGTAGCTCCACTGATTGCCGCCCCAATAGTGATAGGGTCTATGTCAGCCTCCCCGGTTTAAGCGGTACGCATTTGTAAGATTGAGGCATGATTGCACCATCATGTATCTCTGCAATCATATTACCCATTTCATAAGCACGACTAACGCATTGCTGTCTTTGTTCGTATGGGCCTCTAGTATCGTGGTATTCCCAGCATTGATCAGGAGATGCTATCGCACACGCTAATACGATTGCCTTAAACATCATCTTTCCGCAATCCCTTGCGGATTCGAATGATTAATAAAATTATACCGCCAATACCAGCAACCAGTGTCACCCACTCATTAAGGGCATGAAGCCAAACAGGGCTGGTAATAGCACCAGCGGCTAAGGCAATGTCAGTGTGA